ATGCAACGACGGAAGTTCAGCCGAGAGTTCAAACTCGAGGCGGTGAAGTTGGTCCGCGATCGGGGCGTGGCGGTGGCACAGGCCGCCCGCGACCTGGGCCTGCACGAGAACGTGCTGCGCAAATGGGTCCGCGAAGCGGAAGCTGATCCCCAGTCAGCGTTTCCAGGCAACGGTCAGATGAAGCCCGAACAGCAGGAGATTGAGCGGCTGCGCCGCGAGCTGGCCCGGATGAAGGCNGAGCGTGACATCCTAAAAAAAGCCGCGGCCTACTTTGCCAGGGACTCGATATGAAGTTCGGGTTCATCGCAAAGCATCGAGGGATCTGGCCGGTGTCGTGGCTTTGCGGGGCGCTCGATGTCTCGCGCAGTGGTTTCCACGCCTGGCTCGTGCGGGCGGCAAGTGCCCGGTCGCGCAGCGATGAAGAGTATGCGGGGAAGATCCGCGCCAGCTTCATCTCCAGCTACCGCACGTATGGTGCGCGTCGGGTCTGGCACGATCTCTTGGCCGAAGGCCTTTCATGTGGCCTGCATCGTGTCGAGCGGCTGATGCGCCTGCACGGGTTGATGGCACGCCCGCGTCGTCGGGGTCTTCCCAAGGACGATGGTGTGCGTTCGGTGATCGCGAGCAATCTACTCGATCGGCAGTTCAGCGCCGACGCGCCGAACCAAAAGTGGGTAGCCGACTTCACCTACATCTGGACCGCCGAAGGGTGGCTGTATGCTGCCGCGGTGATCGATCTGTTCTCGCGGAGGGTGGTCGGCTGGTCGATGAGCGACACGATGACAGCGCAGCTCGTCACCGATGCGCTGGTCATGGCGATCTGGCGGCGCGGCAAGCCCGATGCGCTGCTGCATCACTCCGACCAGGGCAGCCAATATACCAGCGAGAAGTTCCAGCGACTGATGGCCGACAATGGCGTCACCTGCTCGATGAGCCGGTCCGGCAATGTCTGGGACAACGCTGCGATGGAGAGCTTCTTCTCCTCGTTGAAGACCGAATTTATCGCGCGCAAAACCTACCGCACGCGCAATCAGGCAAGGCAGGACGTGTTCGATTACATCGAACGCTTCTATAATCCCAGGCGCNGGCACTCGACCTTGGGCTATCTCAGCCCCATGGACTTCGAGAAGCAGGCTCATGTAGCCTAACTTGGTGTCCATGGGACCGGCAGCAGCTCAACCTACTGCATCGCTGGCGAGGAAGAATGCCCCACCAACGCCGCCGCGCATACGGAACCGCTCGCGCAGATACATCTGGTTCGGGAAGCCCAGGCGACCGGTCAGCGGACTTGGATCAAGATGGCTGTCGACCGGCAGGACGTCGGCCGCCATGTTCGCCGCGAGAGTCGAGGCGTACCGCGTATCGCCCGAATACATCGTGTCGTAATAGAACCCCAGGATGTTATCGCGTATCTTGTTCGAGATCGAAACAAGCTTGTCGCGGTCGAGCCCAGCGTTCGCGATGATGTTACCCGAGTCCGAAAAGTCGGTCGAGAACGCATTCGTGTTGTGGTCGAACTGGTTATTCACGCCCGGCAATGCTGTTTGCAGCATGAACCACGAGCTCGTCTGCGAGTAAGCGGTCTGCACACTCATGCGCTTGGGCAACTCGTAGTTTGCCGGATCATAGCCAGGGGGCGGCGAGCCCTGTGGCATGATCTGCGACCAGTTCCAGCCGTTGACTGCAGACCCACCAGCCGTGAACCGGTAATTGGACATCTGTACTTGATCGTCAGCCTGACCGACTGTCTTGTCGGTTGGCATGATGCCCTTGAGCGGGAAAATAACTCCCGACGATGGGTCGCCGGGGGTCTTCCACGGGTCAACCGTCATGCCCTGCGGGCGACCATCACCTCGCGTCGTGTTAGAGGTTGTACCGCTCCAACCGCCAAGCGATTCCAAGCCGCTGCCCGAGGCTTCGCGGCCGTAGGTAAGCGGCAGGCCGAGCGCGAGGCCGGCATTACCTTCGTAAGAGCAGTCGATGTAGCGCTTGCAGGTGAACGTCCGACCGTCCAGGGTCTTGACGGTGTACGTCGTCCCGGCGCCAGTCCCGTTCTTGGTGACGGCGATGACGCCACCCGTAGCATAAGCGGTGACACTGCGACCTTGCGGACGAGAGCCATCCAGCATCTGCCGACAGATGACGTTGAAAGACCGTGGACGCAGTTGGAAAGCAGCGCCTGATCCGGCAGCAGTAACCGCACCGTCAACTGCGCGAGCGCGCGTGACCATCCAGCGAGCGAGACCGCCGAACGCCACGGTATCCTTGACGTCGGTGTACCCCAGTCCATTCGCGGTGACGCCGCCGAAGTCGGAAGTGGTGAAGTCGTTAAAGGCGCCGACGAACGCACACGACTTACCGCGGCTCACGACGCGGTACGAAGCTGCGCAACCAAATGCGGTCCAGCCGTTAACAACCACGTCGACGTCGACCTGTGCGGGCAGGAAGCCCGGACCGCGGATATCGACATCGCCCCACTGAATCGAGTCGACCAGATCCTTATACGCCGCCCAATCCTCTTGCATTTGGGTCATGCTAAGTGCTCGACCGATCACACCGCCTAGGAACCCCTTGGCCGTTGAGGCCGGGGTCGCGAGGCCGTTCATCTCGAGGAACGTGATGGGCTGGGTGAACGACGTCATCGTCTGCGCGGCATTGGTCACCGTTGCAGCTAAGGTCGGTCCGCTCCAGCCTTCGATCTGCGTGGCGTTGCGACGCTGTACCGTAGCCATCTTGTTTGCAGACCACGATGCCGTAGCGCCCATCGTGTTAGATGCCGCACCCATTGCCTTCGCGGCCATAGTGCCGCCGCCCGACTTCATGGCGAACGCAATACCGTAACCCGTTGTCGGATCTTGTGCGCCGCACTCGAAATTGGTCGATCCCGAGCCGGTGAAGAATCCACCGAGACGGACGTCGTTGACCGGCAAATCCTTCAACTGAATACCGGTGTTCAGCCGGTTGCCAGGGGTTGCGGTGAAGGTAGTGGCACCGGATGGGGAGCTATTATAGCCGTTGGTCAATGTGTTCGGATCGATGGCGTTCACGCCAGCGCGAGGATCGACAAAGCTAGGCGATCCTTCGACAACCAGATCGTTGACGCCGGGGTTCTTGATGTTGATTAGCGAAGCCGCCGGGGAGTCAGGGATCGGAATGTAACGGGCAATATCGAGCGCCCAGATACCCGCCGCCTTGCTGCGCTGGATATAGCGATTGATAGTGCGCTTGCGGCCGGTCGTCGGGGTGTATCCCTTGGCAGCATAGGCGCTGAACAACGTCGCGGCTTCGGGCTCGTAAGAGAACGTCGAGAGCGTGCCTGCCGTTGGCGTCGGCCCGGCGACTGCCGAAGGCGTACTGCCCGGTGTCGACGTGACGTCATCGTTCGTAACCGTGATCGTCTTGCTAGTGGTCGCAGACGAGTATCCGTCCAAGACGGCATTGATCACGATCGTCTCGTCGCTCTCAACCCCGGTGTCCCCGTTGATTGTGAGGTCGAAGCTCAGGGAAGTCTGGCCGTCTGCGATCGTGCCGCTTACCGGTCCGGCCACGTAGTCGGTGCCGCTCGTAGCCGTCCCAGAATAGGACAGGGAGACCGTGAGCGGACCAGTGACACCGTTGCGGGTGACGTTGATCACGTTGCTGACGATCTTCGTGCCGCTGTCACCCTCGGCGACCGACGCAGTAGGAGCAGCGAACGCAATGCTCGGCGTACCGGCGACGGCAGCGACCGTGACCGCAGTCGACGACGCCACTACGTTGCCGGTGCCGGTATTCTCGAAGACAAGCGACCCGGCCGAGGCTGGCACGACAGTCGTGCCGCTGCCGATCGAAGTGCCGTTAAGAAGCCAGCGCCGGCTGAGGATTGACCCGCCGTTGCTCATGGCGCCGTCGATGCCGCTGAACGTACCGCCAACATTGCCGCCCTGGGGCGAAATCGAGGGGTTCGACGTGAACGCGGGGACGGCAGCCGACACAATGGTCACGACGTTGCCGCGCGGGCTGAACGTCGCACCGGCTAGCGTTTCGGTAAGGCCGTTATTCGTCGAGCCCGCCGAGCCCGAGCCGTTATAACTATAGGTCCGCGCCGCGCTGTTCACCGTCAGGCCAGACACGGTGCTGACGATCGCCGACCCGGTCGTGGCGTTTAGGATCGTACCCGACGACGGCACGCCAGCGATTAACGCTCCGGAAAGAACGAGGTCGCCAAGAGCGGGGACGTAGGGCGTAGCATTGCCGGAGCCGCGGCCACCGCGGGTTGTGATCGGATAAGACATGGGGTGTCGTTCCTCTTGAAGGTCGGTGAAGTCAGGTTTGGTTGGTCAGCGAGGCCAAGCGTCGACAGCGAGTTGTCGGCGCACGTCGCAGAGGGCGACGTCGGCTCGAGCGTCTCGGATCGTGCCTTCAGCGTCGGACGAGTTGGAACTACCGTCGGGCTGCCGGCGCACTGGCGTTACCGTGCAGGGCTTGGTCGCCTCCGCTGGCACTGGTGGGATCACCGGAGAATAGCTCAGCGTCGAGCGCGTCGATCCCGCGCACGCGGTCAGCAGGAAGGCAGGCAGCACGGCCAGCATCAGTTTGCGCATAGGTCCTCACAGTGTCGGTGGAGCGAAGGATGATCGGTTCACGATCGACGAGCCGGCTGGCGAATGTCGTCAGGGCGGTGCTCTGCTGGCTGGCAAACCGCTGCTCGGCTTCGGCTCGGAGCTTGTCGGCTTTGGCGATCTCAGTGGTCCACGCGGCGCGCTCGGCCTTCAACGTCGCCGTGCGGTCGTCGAGTTTTCCACGTGTTATCCACAGGGCTATGCACAGGCCGAGCATCGGAAAGGCCCACCAGAACCGGCGCAGAAGGGCGAAGCCCGCCGCCCAGGTCATGCTTCGTTCGAAGAAGAGGGGACGCCCGCGATCGCGGTCATCATCTTCGGCTTCCCGATGACGGTCCGCCCGATCGGCCAGCGCCGCGCGACGCAGCGGGACTTCTCGAGCCGCATGATGCTAACCCGGTCGCCCTGGTTGCCGCCGAGGACGTGGTAGCTCGTCTTATCCTCGCCGACGTAGAAGCCGACATGACCGCCACCGGGACGCTCGAAAACGAGGACTGCGCCGGGCGCTAGGTGATCAGCCGGGAGGGGAGCGCCCCACGTTGCCCAGGCCTTCGCGCGCACCGCGATCGGTGCGGCCGGAACGCCATCTTCGGCAAGGCACGTCGCAACGAACAGGCCGCACCACGGCACGCTGTCCGCGTTGTAGACCATGCCCAGCACCTTCGTGCCGAGCTTCTTAGCCCATCCCATGATGGTCGGGCTGTTCGCCGTGCCCGCTGCTTCACGCGTGCCGAGTTTTGCCCGCGCAGCCGAAAGCCACGCCGGTTCTAGTGCCGTCGCCATTTTCTTTCTCCGATGTGAAGCTTTTTTGTCGTCAGCCCGTTCAAGCGCGGCTGAGTGTTCGGATCGCACCTGACCTCAGTCGGCCCGTTCCGTTCTTGATCCGTCGGGGCGGGCCGTTACCTCGAGGAACAAGCCCCTTTTGGCGCGATAGTATTTGCCGGGCTTGCTTGGCAGTGGCCTGGTCGGCCCGCTTCGTGTTTTCTCTTGGCTATCGAGGCGGGCCGTTACGGGGCGTGGAACCAAATCAACGTCGGGCGTTTTTCCCCCTGCTGTGGTCGTCCTCCGACCACGGTCGGCCCGCTCTCGCCACCCCGTTAGAGCGGGCCGTTACTCAGTCACCCTTGGTCAGCTGGGACGCCACGTTGCGCGCGATTAGGAGGACGAAGCGCATTGTTCCGAAGCCAATCCATCCGGCGCTGGTGCCGGTAACGAGGATCGACCAAGTCGGCCAGCCGAAGTGCAATGCTGCGGCGCCGGCCATCGAGCCGAAGGCGGGTAGAAGTGAACACATGACGAAGATGTCGCGCCAAGTGACAGGCTTGCCGGTTTCGATCTTCTGTCCGACACGGAGCATCTGACCAGCGAAAACGGCAAATGCGGATAGGGCGTAGGCCTGCCAGTCTTTCACAGTGTCACCACCCCGATGCCGATGCCTGTGGCGATCAGCGCGCCAGAGACGAGAAAACTAGCCGTGCGGCGTTGTGCGGTCGCAGCTTGGACGAACGACATTCCTGTGACCGACATCACCGCAGCTGCGGCGTCGGTTGCGATGTCGTAGGACTTCCATGTCTCGGGATAGCGCGACACCAGCTGCGCAGCGTCGCCGGACGATCCAAAGAAATAGCTAAGCCCGATCAGCACTGACCCAGCGAACAGAAGCGTCCCAGACCACGGCGTCGTGATCGCACGATTGAGGTCTAGATGAAGTATGTCGACTGCTCGAACGAACCGGATTTTGCACGTTCGTTTGTCGATTTCTTTGCAGCGAGCAAGGCGCCAACCTGCGATCCCGATGGGCACCAGCCAGCCCCCGGCCGCCGCGGCGAACCGAAGTCCGAAGAGCATCATGGTCCAGATCGCGACGACACTGATGATATGGCCGAGCGGGGTCATGTCGCGACCGCCTGGGCCGCGAAGCTTGTATTGCTCATGGTCTGTCCTTGGGTTGCGACGGCCGTCAGGCCGACCAGTTCCAGTTGATGGCGGCATACGCCGCGCGCTTGGCCGCGATCGTCGTTGCGGCCTTGATCGCCGCTACACCTGCCTGCTCGATCGCCTCGATGCGCGCAGCCTCGGCGTTCGCCGCGTCCGATCCTGCCGCGAACCGTGCGATTGCGGCAGCAGGGTTTGGCTCGCCACGGAATGCCGCCTCGGCGAGAGCGAAGCGGAACTTCCGCTTTTGCTTGATCACCGGCAGACCGAGGAAGGCGGTCAGCGACGTCGCGATGCTGCTGCCAAGATCGTTCCAGTTGTCGACCTCGGACTGCTTCAGCGAATAGACCGTCTTCTTCGAGCCACCCGGAGACATCACCAGCATTCGCCGGCGCTCACCTTCGGTCTTGGTCTGATCGATTAGCGTTGCGTCGACCTCTGCCGGCGTTTGGATCGTCAAGGTCCGCTCGCCACGGTACTTACCCACGGCGCGTAACCGCCAGGTGCCCGGCGCGGTCGGCAGGACGAACCCGGTGACCGGCACTGCATCATTCGTGCTGACGAAAGCGTCCGAGGGGACTTTCGCCCAGTCAATCGTCACCCGTGGCTTTACCGCGGGGCCGTCGACATAGTTTGCGTTGATATCCGGCGCGATTGGAAGGGCGATCGATGCATAACCGGGATAGTTAGGCGGCTCGCTCGTCGACTGCCCGCAGATCGCACCCGTCCTGGTTTCATAGGTCAGGTACATCAGATCGCTACCCATGTGACTTTGAGATTGATGCCAGTCAGGGTGTAGGTGGCGGCAACGTAGCGTTGGACGTTGTCACCATCGTCAATCGTTTCGTTGCGCGTCCCCATGCGCACCGAGGCGGTGAACGTCGGCACGAAGTCGGTGCTTGCGAGAACAGGATCCGACGAGTTGGGCCGCGGTGTATAGGCGTTGCCCTGCCCATCGGCGCAAAAGACAGCGAGCCCACCCCCATCCGAGACGTAGTAAATCGTGATGGGCCGCCCGCGCGGGTCCGTACCACCATAGGCAGCTTGCCCTTCGTTCGTAGTGAGGGCGAACGAATACTCGTAGATGAACCGCCCCACTGGTGGGATCTGTGTGAGCGACAATGACCACGGCACGGTAATGACCTGCCCGGCGCTTGGCGTGATGTAGCCCGACCACGTAGCGGTGCCCTCGCGCGACATGCTGGTCCTGTCGAACTTGCGGGCGGTGATCGTGCCATTGACCGTCAGGTCGCCATCGATCTGGCCGTTGCCGGTAAGCGTCCAGGCGCCGCCATATTGATCAGACCACAGGCTTAGCGCCGCGCGACCGTTGCCGGCATCCGCAACGATGCGAACGTACGCCGAGGCCTTGCCTTGCAGATTGACGATCGCGCCCGCCTGCTGCGTCACCGAGGCAACTGTGCCGTTATACTCGGCGCGCAGCTGCGACAGTGTCGATGCGACCGCACCGGCCTTGGCGTCGGCGATGGCAGTGGCGCGATCTTCAATGCGGGCACTGAGAGACGTGACCGTGCTGCCGTTGACGGTATCAATGCGCCCGTTGACGGTGTCGAGGTCGCCGCGGAGAGTGCTAGGGGCGCGCTCATTCAACTGCGCCTCGAGCGTCGCCGTTCGGCTTGCCGCGGCGTACCGGTTCGGCAGGTCGGCAATGACGTCTTCGCTCGACTTGATCCGCGCGTTCACGTTCGTATCGACCTGCGTCAGCCGATTGTTAACGTCGTCGGTGAAGCTGTTGAGCGCGCTAGGGGCCTGCCGCGACATCTGAGCTTCCAGCGAGCTCGTACGCCCGACATAGCCCTGCTGATCGTTGGAAAGGCTGGTGATGCGCTGGTCGTATCCGCTGAGCGTCAGGTTGACGCCGTCGAACCGCGTCGAGACGGTAGTCGAGAGATCCGCCACCGCTTGGTTGGCATTTGCCGACGACGTTGCCACCTGGTCGACGCGGGCGTTCGTGTTCGCATCGCGCCCTTGATAGTCGGCGGTGACGCTGTCGATCCGCTGCCCCAGCGCCTGGTCGGCATTGGCAAGGGTGGTGATGCTCGTCGATACGCGCGCATCGGTGGCAATCTGGACCGCCCGACCGCTACCCGGTGACCAGTCGTTCCATCCGTTCTGCCCCTGACGAGCTCCCCCAATGTACGGCCGCCAGAACCAGGCGTAGCTGTTACCCTGCCCGTCGTAGGTGTCCCCCTTTCGCATCAGCATTAAAGCCGCGACGGCGTTCGCAGGCGCCTGAACGGCTACCAAACCAGAGCGCTTATAAAGCGTCGGATCGTTCGCAAGTTTCTCTGTCGAACTATTGAGGTTGCCGGGGGCAAAGGCGAAAATCACACCGTCTGTGCCGATCCAGCCAAGAAAGATTTGCGTGTCGGCGCGATGAGAAGCGCACATCGCCGAGAACTGGATGAAGGAGCCGGGCACGACAGCGACGACGGGAGAAACCCAGTCGGCGTAATAAGCATCACCACCGGTGGGCTCGCCCTGAACGATCGAAAGTACGCTCTCGCCAACAGGATGATACGGAGCGCCGGCAGCGTTGATCAGGTAACTCGGGCGGGGCGAGACGTTGAAGCTTTCGCTCCACCCGTCCGAAGTGACGAAGTCGGTGTTGCTCAGCAGGTTGCCGCCGCCAGACGTGAAGCCGCTCTGCACTTCGCTGATACGCTGCCCAATGGCTTCGTCGGCGTTCGCCAAAGCGGTCGCCGTATCGGTGATCCGCGTGTTCGTTGCGGAATCACGGCCCTGGTAGTCAGCAGTGACACTGTCCATCCGCCGTCCGATCGCCTGATCGGCATCGGCCAGCGTTGTCGCGACCGAACTGACGAGGGCACGCGTCGCCGACAGGATGCCGCGATCGTTGCCCGCGCTGTACGGTGCCCAGGTAGTCGTGCCCGGGCGGACCTCAGTAACGAACGGACGGGAGAACCACGCATAGCCGTCAACCTCGACGTCGTACGATCGCAAGACGATCGTGGCTCGAACCGCACCGTCGGGAACGACGGTCTCCTTCAGCCCTGTCTGGTCCCACTGGTTGAGGTCTTGGCCGCCGGCGTTGATGCGGGCACCGGGATTTTCGCCACCGTAACCAATCGTTGCATTCTCTGAATTGAGGAAGAAAACAGAGACCCACGCACGGCAGCGATGCGACGCGGTGAACACGTAGAACTGTAGGCTCGACCCGGGCCGAACGGCGAAGGGGCTGCTTTGGGCTTCGCTGCACAATCCCGCGCCGGCTGCAGTACGATGCAGCACAAGGTTGTTCTCGACGCCGCCGATCATGAACGGCACGCCGGCCCCGTTCAAACCGACTTCGGACGCTAGCCCTGAGTTGTATGTGAGCAGCCAGCCGTCCAGCGTGCTGAGGCTGCTATTCGGCACGAGGTTGCCGCCCGAGGTACTTGCACGGGACTCGATCTCGGTTGCGCGTCGGGCGATGGCCTCGTCTGCGCTCGCAAGCGCCTGCGCGGTATCGGTGATCCGAGCATTCGTGGCGGTGTCGAGATCCTGATATGACGTGACGACCCGGTCGATCCGTTCGGCCAGCGCACGGTCTCCGTCGGCCCGCACCGTCTCCGCCTGCTCGATAAGGGCGCGCACGTTCGTGTCGTCGTAGCCGTTACCTTCGACGATCAGCGCATCGATGCGCTGCGACAGCTGCTCGTCTTTGCCCTGCGCGCGCGAGATCTCCGCGTTCAGATCCGTCACGGCCTGATCAAGCGTAGCCTGCGCAGCCGTCACCCGGCCATTGGCCGCGACAATCTGCGCATTGGCCTCGGCGACCGCTGCTGCGGCCTCCCCGGCTGCTGCCGTGATCCGGGCGTCGGCCTGCGCGACCGCGGCGTTGACCGCCGGGATCGTTACCTTTTCGAGCTCGTCGAGCGACTTGAGCAGATCGGTTGCGGGCTTACCGCCAACCGCGTTCGTATCCTTGGACGTGTTGTCGCTGGTGACGTCCGCGTTGTCCGTCGGCTTGGTGCCGGTCGGGTCTGTGACGTCAGGCCATGCGACCGACCCGCCCGATGAGAACGGCACGACGGGGGCCGCCTTGCTCAGTCCCTCAATGGTCAGCGACAGCTTGCTGACATTGACGCCGACCTCGATCGAGAAGTCCTTGAAGAACCCGTACACCGTGAGGCTGTCGAGACCGGCTCGACCGATCCACAGCGATGGCCGCGCGCGAACTGCGGCAAGGCGGTTGGCAACAACGTCGACCGCATCGGTGCGGATAAGCGCCTTGGCAGCCATCCGCTTCGACCACGCACGCTGCACAACGGTCACGTCACCGAAGTCGTCGACCACCTTGCGGCTGAAGTCGGTGATACCCGCCGTTGGCGACGCTTCGGTGATCCCCAGGCTGCGCAACCGGCCGATCAACAGCGTACCGACGGACACCTGAACGGTCCCGGCGATCGTGACCGTCACCCGGCCGGTGACCAGCGGGAGATCGAGAAAGGTTATGGCGCCGGCCGCTACATCCGTGGTGCGATCGTAGCCGTCCGCCTGGACGCGAACCGCGGCACCGGTGACGTCGAGCAGCGCGACTGCATCGGCGCCGGTGACGTCGAGCGCTACCGTGATCGTGTCGGCCGCGCTCGTAACCGAGCCGAGCGCCTGGTCGAACATCGCCCAGCGATTCGTCGGGCCGACATCGAGCCACTTGCCCGACACGCCTGCCGGATCGTTCCCGACGTTCGCGTTCGCCGCACTCTCGTAGACGCGATGCGTCGCCGCTTTAACGACGCGGGTACCGGTGGCGTACGTCGCGCTGGCCGCCCACTCGGGATAATCGTCTTCGGTAACACTGCTGTTCGCCAGCGCCGCACCGTCGATCGTCACCGGCTGAATCAGTCGCAGCGTCGAGGTCGCGCCGATCGGCGCCGGATCGCTGCCGTCGTCGGGAGCCGTAGTCGTCTCGGCAAGCCCCTCGACCGTCAGCGTGCAATAGCTGACCGGCGGAACGGCGTGGTCGAGATCGAAGTCCTTGTAGAACCCGCGCACCGACAGCCAATCGAGCCGATCGCTTGCCACCCAGAGTGCCGACGTCGCGCGCAGATCGGCGAGCCGCTGCTGCAACGCACTGACGCCGTCGAACGGCAGCGCCAGCTTCACCGACAACCGGCGCGAGAAGCCGCGCTCGACGACCGTCGTGACGCCGAAGTCATCGGTGACGCGTCGGCTAAAGTCGGTGATGCCGATCGACGGCGTTGCCTCGGTCTCGCCGAGGTCGAACAACGTGCCGTTGTCGAGAACGACCCTCATGCTGCGGCCACGATCGCGATAGCATCACCGCCGCTCTGCGACGTGACATCGTCGAGCTTCTTCGCCATGCGTGCCGTGTTCCCGGCCGTGGCGGAATGCCCGGCATTATTGTCAGCGCGCATCTGGGCGATCTCGTCACGGAGTTGAGCAATAGGATCTCGGGCATCGTTCGCGACCGTCGGCGCCGGTGCGACCGCGCTTGCCGCGACCGCTGCCGCGGCTACCGTTCCTGCGCTTGTCAGCAGGTTGCCCTTGGCAATCGCAGCGATCACGGCGCTGGTCTGTTCGAGGCTGGCCGCGGTCTGCGACTGGACCCGGTCGAGTTCCTGCCGACTGGTAGCGTTGTCGCCGGCCAGCTTCAGCAGCGCTTGACTGAGACCCGGCAGCAGCTTGGCTGCGTCCTGATCACCGCCGCGCGCCGCATTCGTCGCCGCGTTGAACTCGCCCATCGCCGTAGCGAACGTCGTGCCGCCCGCGCCGTCGGACAGGCCGCGGATGCGCTTGATCTCTGCATCGATGCTGTCGCCAACGCTCGACCATGCGTAGCTCAGCTGCTTGGCTGCGCTCGCTGCTGCCTGGGCGTCCTGAATCGCCCAGACCTGCTGCTGAAGCATGCGGTTACTGACATCGACCTTGGCGAGATCGAGCGCGCGGATCGCGGCGGTGTCGCCGTTGAGCTCAAGCATCTTGCGTTCAAGATCCTGCCGCTCGGCGAGGATGTCGGCCGCGCTCTTGGCACCGTCCATCGCCGACTTGAGATCGGCGAATGCGGGCGCGAGTTGCAGGAGCGTGGCATAGGTCGACTGGCCGGCCGACGTGGTGAGGTTCTGCGCGTCGACGAGCTGACGGAAGCCAGCGAGCGTTTCAGGTATCGCCATCCCGAGGCTATCGAACACCTTGGCGAACTGGGCGGTCTTCGCCGCAGCCTGCTCTTCCTTGCTGTAGAATGTCTGAAAGTATGCATCAGCCGCGCTGTTGAAGTCGCTGACGCTGTCGAACTGATCCGCCAGGCCAAGCTTGGCGTCGATCCCAAGGCCCCGCGCCGAACCGCCCAGCAGATCGAGCGATGCACTGACGGCCTCGACGGTCGAAGCGACACGGACCAGCGTCTCGAAAGCACCCTCGCCGACCTTCTGGAACCGCTCGAAGCCGGGGAAGGCTGCTAGCGCCATCTTATCGGCTGCCGCACCGAACACGGCCGATAGCTTCTCTTGGATCTCGTCGCCGGTGAGGCCTTGAAGGTCGATCTTACCGATGTCGACGATGAAGCCGCTCAACCGGCGCTGGATCTCGGCGGTGGACTCGCCGAGCGGGCCAGCGGCTGCCGCAATGGCGCCGTTGAAGTTCTTGAGGATCAGCGTGAACTGATTTTCGAGGCCTGCATCGGCGCCCGTATACTGGGTAGCATACTTCGTGCTGGTCGTGATGCCGAACAGCTTCTTCTTTTTCTGAACATCCGAATAGTAGGACGCATCGAAGCCCCCGTTCAGGATCGAGTCGAGCGACTGCGGCCCACCCGATAGGCCACTGCCGACGACCTTCGTCTTGGTGCCGAACAGCGAGGCGAGCGCACCGCCGAACACGGGGACGATCGCCTTCAACACGGAGCCGACAGCGTTCGTCTTGAAGCCCTCGCTGACACCGCCCGACGCGTTGACGTCACCGGCGCGCACGATCAGCGACGCGACGCCGCCAATCTGGCTATCGATCGAACGCAGCAACCCAGCCATTTCGCGCGACGAGGTCAGCATGAGCGTATCGACATTCTTTAGGTCGTCGATCGCGCGCTTGATGCTTTCCGACTTGGCCTCGGTATCACCGAGCACGGTTCCGGTGCCGTCATTGGCCTTCGGCAGCGTGTTCTTGCCGCCGCCAAAGCCGCCAGCGACCGCGATGCCGGCACCAACCAGCGCCGCAGCCGTGGCGGCCATGGCTGCGAGGTTCGCCGGGAAGGGCAGCTTCGATTGGTTGGCGACGCCTTCCGCACCCGCAGCTGCTGCACGCGCGCCGCTGTTCGTGATCGACGTGATCGTCTCGATGGCATCCTGCGCGATCGAGCGGATCGACATGGCGAACTCGACGGCGCGGAACACCTTCTCAGCGGTCGCCATTGCCTTGTAACCGTCCGAGCCTTCCTTAAAGAACCCCTTCGCCGCGTGCGTCATGTCGCCGTACAGCCCGACCTGCGCGGTCGCGTTCTTTGTCGCGAAGAGCCCGTTTTCGCGTTTGATGGACGCGTCACGCTGCTCGGCGTTCGTGTTCTGGTTCAGGATGATCAGCTGCTGCTTGTGCGCGGCGCCGACGCGTTCCTGCTGCGCCGCGAAGGAGGCGTAGATCGAAACGGTATCGCCGATCGCGCGGCCTACCTCGCCGAACGCATCAGCCATCCCCTGCGCAGCGTTAGAAACGTTCGTCGCGATCTGGTCGAGCAGGTCGCCCTGGTAGCTCAGACTGTCGTTGAGAGCGTCAGCGCGAAGCTTCGATTGCAATTCGAGCCCGGAGATCTCGACCTGCTTGGCGATATAGTCCCGCTGGTTTGCCAGGGCGCCGGGGAACATGACCTCCGCCTCGCGGGTGGCACGCGTTGTCGCAAGTGCTGCAGTACGGGCAGCGTCGGTCGCACCGATAAGCGAAAGCTCTTCGCGCAGATCGGCCAGCCGATCATTGGCTGCGCTGTCCGCCGCGACAAACCGCGCACCCATCGCGGACGCATCGAGATCGGCCTGCGCGCTGCGCTGATCGTCGAGCGCCTTCGTGGCCTTTTCGACCTCGGTCTTCAGTCCACGCTGCTGTGCCGCTTCGAGGGCGAAGAGCAGTGGTAGCTCAGCTAAGCGCTGCTGCATCAACTCATTCGCGTGCGATGCCGAGACGTTACCAGCGGCAACCTCGCCGTTGACCATCGTCTGGATGCGCGCCTGATCGCGCATCGTCGCCGAACCCTTCTCGGAGTCCGAGACACGTTGAGCGATCGACAATCGAACCTGCCGATCGACCGACGCCTCAATATCGGCCCGCTTGCGGATCGCTGCACTCTCCGCCTTGACGCGCGCCTCGGCGATCAATGCCGCGGCACCAGATACGCCATAGGCCTCCGCCAATTTGTAGAGGTTGCGGATCTGCGCTTCAGTCGCTTCGGCATCCCGCGCCAGCGACGCCGCATGCTGATCGGTCTTAGGCTTCGGCTCGTTATTGAAGCCGATCGTCTTGGCGTTGCGCTCCCGAGCGTTCTTGATCGCTTCGGTCCGCACACGGCCGCCCAGCTTCGTCAGATACTTGTCCGCGATGTCGTATTGCGCGCCAAAGGTCTTCTCGATCAGTTTCGGATCGCCCTGACCGATCAGCATCTTGCCGATGCCGAGCACGCCGCCCTTCTCGACCTCCCCAAGGTATGCCTTCATGCCCGCGACGCCGGCATACAGACCCGCGAGCGCCTGCCGGCCATAGGAGGTCAGATCGTCGAGGACGCTCTTCACGTCCTTGCCCATCGTCTTCATGTCGCCGACGAAGACCGCAGCGACGTCCTTGCCGACCACAGTGAAGAGCGCTGACGACGTGTCCGCCCAGGTGATCGTCGCGTCCTTAAGCTTGAAGAGCTCCTGCTTCGTGGCGTCGGCACCGCCGGTGATCTTGCCGAGCCCGCTGGTCAGCTGCTCGTTCTTGACGCCTTCGTTGATCCACCGGTTGAACAGCGCAAAGCCAGCGCCGGCAGCGGCCAGACCGATCAACAGCAGCGAAAAGCGGAGTGCCAAAGCGCCAAGCTCTTTGCCGAACCCGCGCAGACCACCTTCTGCCATCATACCGACCTGGACAATCTGAAAGCCCTGCTGAATGAAGACCGTCATCGGCTTCTGCCCGGTGAGCAGCCCCTGCGTGATGTCCGGCAGCTGGAGGGCAACCGTCTGCAAGGCAAACCCGCTCTTGCGCGCAGAACCCGCCATCATGTCGTGCCGCTGGGCAGCAGACTCCGCACGGTCGCCGAGCATCTTCTCGGCCAAGCCAAGCTCTGCTGCCGACGCACCGGCGGCGGTCATAACCCGACGCGCCTCGGCGATCTCGCGGTTCAGCCGTTCCTGAGCGGTAGCAGCCGGGTCGACCATCGCGCGCAACTGCGCAAGCGACGCGGCATCGCGTTCGGCTGCCGCGTCCTGCTCGCGCATCGCCGAGACTCCACGCCGCGCGGCTGCTTCGAACTGATCATGTGCAAATGCAGCCGATCGCAGAGCCTGTTCCTGCTGCGCTGCCGACGCCGCTACCTTGCGGCCGGCCTCTTCTTCGGCCTCGGCGACCGAGTCTGCTGCAAACTTACGCTGGCGGGCAGCAGCGAGCAGGCGATCGGCGAGGTCGGTGTTGCCTTGCTGGTTCGCTGAGAGCGCGATGGCCTCGATCTTGGCCGCACGCATCTCTTCCTTGGTTTTACCCAGCGCCATCGCTTCACGCTCAAGCGTCCGGATCAAAGCTTCGCCCGCGGTCGCGGTTAGCGTCTTCTCACGGGCAAGCGCACGGGCCTCACGACTGGCCGCTGCACCGGTGACGCTGATGGCGGCAGAGAGCCCTCCGACGCTCGAAACGATCGTTTCGGCCGTCTGTCGGACGGAGGTTAGTTCACCTTTCGCCGCAGCACTAAACGCCGCTACCTCGCGGGTCGCCCCACCTAGTTTCATCATGCCGCCAGTAGCGACCTCGACCTTGCGCATCTCGTCGAGCACCTTGATCGTGCCGCTATCAAAGAACTGATAGAACCGCTGGAGCTCGCTGAACGCACCCTGTGTGTCGATCGCGAAACCGGCGGAAAGCATGCCGTCATCTTCGTCCATGATGCGTCCTTTCCACCGGTTTTCAGATTGCGGGATTGGCCGACGGGTCAGCCGAGTACGGAGTCCAGGATCGCGACCTCGGCCGCCTTTTCCGCTTCGGTCACCGCACCGCGCCACGGGGACGGGCAGGTTTCCTCTTCGCTGTCTCGGCTCTGACCGACATAGGCTAGCGACAACGCCCGAATGATCCGGGCTTCCCATGGCGACAGCCGGATGCAGGTGTTCGCCTGCCACGCGGCGATCTCAGTCCAGCTAAGCGGCGTGGCTGACATGCCGTTCGATCCGGTCATGCCGATCTCGGTCCATCGCTCGATCAGATGCGGCAGGGGAAGTGGCGGCATCTGCACCGGAATGCGGTCACGCTTGAGCGTGTCGAGCCGTGACGGGGCTGTTGCCAGATTGAACGCAGCGGCTCGCGGCGTCCCTGCCGGCGGGCGCGGCGTGGCGTTCAGCCACGCCAGTCGCTTCGCGTAGAGGATTAGGGCGTTGCTGGCGCGCCCTTGAAGTTTCCCCAGTCAGCCAGCGCCTTGCTCACCTGGTTGGCGATGAAGCCAAGGCTACGGTTGCCGTACACTGCGAGAGCGAGGGCGCGACCGGTCTTGTCGGCGAGCGTCAGGTTCTCGAACTCGACGGTAGCATCAGCGAGGTCTTCGGCCGTCTGGGCGAGGCGCTCTTCCGCGCTCATCGCTGTGCGCTTGCCATCGTTGTCGTCGAGGCGCTTGAGGACGCGCTGCGTCTGCTTGGTTTCGATCTGGGCATAAGCCTCGCTGCCGGGGCTATGCAGAATGACGCGAACCGGCCGACGATCGGCACCCTCGCCGCTATACATGAGAACGCCATTGGCATCCTTGAGATGCAGCGGGGCGGTGTCGGCGATTGCCTGCGTGAGAATGTCCATGGTGTATTACCTCGCGGGTATGATGGGTGCATCAACCTGCTCCGCACCCGCGACAGCGAGAGCAGGTTGATGCGTAGAGAAGCCGGCGTCGCGGGCGCCGTAACCTTGAGTCAGGCTGCCGCCACGTCCTTGATGACGACGGTGTTGATCTCGATCGCCGGTGCGGCGGTAATGATCGAGTTCGCGGCACCGATCGTCTCGGGGAAGCCGAAGACGCGTGCCTGGAAGTATCGAAGCGTGCCGTCTGGCTTGGTGATACGGACAGCATAGAGGTCGAGGCTCGTCGGCAGCGAGGCGACCTGGATCAATGCCTGCCCGGCGTCAGCGTCGTCGACCTTCATGGTCGGGCTCAGCTGGCCGTAGTTGGTCGGGCCCTTATACTTCTCAACAGGGCCATCGAGCGGCGTGAACGTGACGACTTCGGTCGACGCGCCGAAGCCGCCGATCGATTCAACGCCGCCGACCGTGGTGTAGGTCAGCGCCTTGTAGGCGGTGGCAGTCTGGGCAGAGGGGACGCCCGCGGAAATGGCGAGTTTCGAACCCGCCGCAGTCGTGGAACTCATGATGGTATTCTCCAGTCAGCGAGCCGGCGGTGCCGGCGGGTCAGTCCTGTCGCGGGCAGGAAAGAAGATTAACCGAGGACGGCGTCGAGCGCGGCCTTCTCGGCTTCAGCGGGTGGCACTGGCTTCTCGTGCGAGACGAGGCCTGCGGCGACGTAGTTGGCGATCACGCCATCTTCCGCGTCGCTGATCTCGGTGCCGCGCTCGAAGAAACGGGTCGTGCCCGCATCCTTGAAGTCGCGCGTCGCATAGAGGGTCTTCTTGTCGTTCTTGGCTGCCATGATCGTTCTCCTTCAGGCTGGTGCGTCGTACGAGACGTAGAAATCTTGGTTGCGTTCGAAGCTGTTGCCGGGGCCGTTCAGTTCGGGGCCTGCGCCGGCGGTCAGCACGGATATGTCGCGCGCATCGTCCAGCGCGGCGATCACGAGCCCGGCGCGGCCGGCAGAGCGCAGCAGCCCCATGATCGTCTTGCGGTCGCGGTAACTGGCCGCGCGCACGGTGACCGAGATCCGCTCCGTCGTTCGGACCATGGCTTCCAGCGCCAGCGATTGCCGGTCGACGATGCTGAGCGATCGGACGAGCAGAACGGGCAACCCCTCGTCATCGGCGAGACGTCCGCCCTTGATCGCCTCAGGGCGAATGACGGCGGTCAGGGCTACGTTCTTGCGCAGCACGTCGCCCATGATCCCTGCACCGTCCATCAGACTTCCCCGTCGGTGGTAGGCGTGGAGCGCTTCACGCGGGTGGTGATGTATTCCTGCGCCGTTTGAATGGCGTCTCGCGCCTTCACGTCGCGCGCCGTCCGCAACCAGGGCTCGGCGCTTGTGCCAGGGTGAAACACAGTCGCGCCGACCGGCTTGCCGTTGATGACGAGCGTTGCGCCGGGGCCAGACCGGCCTTCCTTCGCAGCGTCCGTGTCGAGCTTGTTGACCCGGGCAGCGGTCCGGCCTTCGGCGAAGTTCGGGTCGACGCTGATGAAGTGGGCGCTGGTGCCGTACTCCAGCCATGTACCGAGCGAGCGAGCCCAGCCTTCTTTGACGGCGATCTTGACCGTTATCCGTTCGTCGACTTCCTTTGATCGCCCGATGATGACGCCTTCGCGAACCGCATCGGATGCGACCCGTTGCTTCGCATCGTCAGCGATCACCGTCGCACCCGCGCGGGCGGCACCGCGCAAAATCTTCCTGATCTTGTCAGGGACCTCGTTCCGACGGCGCTGCATACCCTCGCGCCCTTTCAGAATAGGCATCAGGCGCCGTTGCCGGCCGCACTGTACTCCTCGACCATGAACTCAAGCCCCTCGCGAAATCCAAGTTCGGCGGGACCTGAAATGATTTGCATGATGCGCTCGCCTTCGACGAACCGCATGGCGGCAGTGATGCCGGTACGGTGGTGCATCCTGACACGAGCGGGTCGAGCCGAGACGTTCATTCCATCGGCAAGGTTCTCAGCCCGGCTTGGCAACACGTCCTGAACGCTCGCCCAGACATCTGCCACGAGCTCCCACGATCCGGACCCCGCGCCGTCAAACTCCGTGTCCGCAACCGGCTTCTCGATCCGTAGCCGGCGATTGAGAGAACCCGGGTCGACGATCATCGAAACACCTGGAAGGGGCCTAACAGCGCCTCTACCGTCGTCGACATTGGAACGGACGTCGCGGACAACCCGACAGCGACCGTGCCACGGTTACGGAACAGGTCCGTCGCCATCATCATGATCGCGACCTTGATCGATGGCGGCACGGTTTCGTAACCGGCACGATAGCGAACCCGAACGGCGTCGCGACGGGCCGATGCGGTTTCCCACGACCAGGCGCCAGTGATCGGGTGCAGCGTGCCATCGACCAATTCAACGCCGTCGACCGAAGCCTCCTGCAGCACGCCGTCAAGATCGAGATAGGATAGGCTGACGATATCAATGACCGGGGGGCAGGGGAGTGCAACGCATCGGCTGCGAGCCGCCTCGAACCTGATCTCTAACGTTTGGACGCCGATACAACGCTGCAGCCATCCGGTCGGACCATCGATGTGAGAGGTTGCCGCAGCGACGTAGGCCTCGACCAGCGGCTTTCGTATATCATCGGCTTCAAGCGCCAGCTGCGGTGCCATGTCCTCCCACGTGACGACTGGCTTGGGGGGCTCAATAATCGTGATCATCAGACGCTCCGAATCGCGTCAGCGAGGTCGTACAGATCTACGGTAACGGCTTCGCCGTCGTCTCGCGCGAGCGTGAGTTGCATCGACGAGCCATCCGCCTTGCCGGCGATGATAGCCGGGCCGGGAGCACCGGCCTTACCGATCGGCCCCTGCTCGCCGCGGTCACCGCGCTTGCCGCGTTGCGCCGACAACATCCAGCCGTCGCCTGGCAGCGCACCGGGGTTGTCTGTCTTGGCCCGCCACTCGGAACCATTGAAACTGACGACGTCGAGCGCACGATAGAGCCCGGTCTCGTCATAAAGTCCGCGGGCTTCACCGGCGTAGGCATCTCTGCCGTCAACGCCGTTCGCGCCGTCTTTTCCGTCGATGCCGGGAGCACCATCGGTACCGTTCGTGCCGTCTTTTCCATCAACGCCATCGCGGCCTGGAGCGCCGTCAACGCCATCGGTACCGTGTTTCCCGTCTGCGCCATCGCGGCCGGGTGCGCCGTCATTGCCGTTTGCACCATCAATGCCATCGCGTCCGGGTGCGCCATCGACACCGTTCTGACCGTCAATCCCGTCCTTGGCTTCCCCGTCGCGACCATCAACACCGTCACGTCCGTCGTTGCCATTTGTGCCGGGCGCGCCGTCTGCGCCATCTTTCCCGTCGACACCATCGCGTCCATGCGTTCCGTCAGTGCCATTCTGGCCGTCGACTCCGTCTCGAACGGTTGCGAGGCGCTCATTCACTTGCCGGGTGAGGTCTGCGAGCGCGGCGCGCTCCTCGACAATCCAGGCGCGATGCTCGGCCATTATAGCTCGATGCTCGGACGCCCGGAGCGTTTCCGCCTGTTCCGCCTCGCGCAGCAGTCGCGTTGCCAAGCCGTGAAAGTGGTCGCGCAGGACCGGTGTAACACCGGCCATGATTGCGGTGAGATCACGTTCGATCATGCCGCCTCCACCGGCCAGTGGCGCTGCACGGAAGCCATGATTGACGCGGATACCTCGTCGCTACTCATTTCCGGCTCCTCGTTGGTCGTCTCTGCCGGGGCTGTGGGCGCTGGTGCAGGGGGCGGGCTCTTCGCCATCTGGGCAGCGACGCTAAGCGGGATGTCCTGCTGTTGGACCCATGGCTCTTCCCCGCCTGCAACCGGCGCCAGCTCGAAATCGGCGCGTGCTACATTACGGTCAAAGATTCCCGCCTTCACGCCAGTGGCCCAACCTTCAACCCGCTGCGCAAACGCAGAGCGAAGCAGCGCGCTAGTGTCGAACTCAACATATTCTTCGGGCTGCCCGGAGAGGCGAAAGAGCAAGCCTATCGCTTCTTCGATGTGATTAAGGATGAAGCCGAGCCCGCCAGCGCGCCACGAATGCATTAGGGCCTCAGTGGAGGCAAAAGGTGTGTCGCCGGTCCCGAGAACCTGGAGGGGAACGCGAAAGACATGCGCAATCGCCTGATCGGAAAGCTTGAGGATGGCTGCAAGTTCGGCGTCTTTCGCCGACGAGCCGATTGGCTTGGGGCCAAGGCCAGCGGTGAGGATCGGCGTGCCGCCGGTGTTCATGCCCTTGGACTGATCGTCCCAAAGCGTTCGAAGCTGCTGGACTTGTTCGGGCGTAAGCTTTTGGTCGGTCGTCAGCACGAACGAGGGGCGCGACTGATTCAGAAAGAACGTAATTTGGCTCGTCAGCGCTGCGTTGCCGGCTGCGAGTTGCAGAGCCGCTGCTGCCATTGGCGTTTCGCCGACCAACGGGTGGCGAGGGGTATGTAACTTGAGGTGAAGCACGTCGCGGGCCGGAACGACAATCTGCGTCCCGTAGCGAGCATCGACGATTGGGTTGCCGCCCATGTGATAGAAAATGCTGCCGTCATATGCGATCTGCGGCCCTGACATTGCCGAGCTCATCAGATGCAATTCAATCGGCTCGAACCGGTTATTGCGGACGACGAGCGCATAGGCGTTGCCGTCATCCAGCAGGAAACGCACCGCGTTCAGCAGAAAATCCGAGATCGACTGATAGTCGTTTGGATAGCGCAGGATCCGCGTCAGCGCGGACGTGGTCACGCGCTCGCGGCCCTTCTCGGGACTAGAGCGCCAGTGGTTGCCGGGGCACATCGCGGTGGTCTGCGCGTACGCCGAGACACATGCCTCGACCATCGACGAGCGACCTTCCCGCGAGATGTCCATGCCCATCTGCCACCAGTTGACCGGCGCATCCGCTGCGCGCCCACCACCGATGGAAATAACCTGGGAGGGTCCCTCTGCCGACTTCGTCGTCGTGTCGCCGAAGCCGAAGAACGACTTCACCATGGAGAGGGACCCAGCCACGTATTATTCCGCCGAGGTCGACTTTGCCCCGCGGCCCGCGCGGCTCGCGCGGGTGCGGTACTCGGCAGCGTTACCGCCTTCGAGCGAGCGCTCTTCGGGGGCGCCGTGATCTTCCTTGCTGTCGAGCTCGTCGAGCGTCGGCGTGCTGATCTTGGCGGAGTCCACTTCGAACTGCGTTGGCGTCGGCTGGACGTTGTCCATCCGTTCCATCGCGGCTTTGTTCTGCGCTTCGAGGTCCTTGCGGGACTGCTCAAGCAATTCTGCGGTGGTCGGCATCTGCTCGTCCTTCTTCAAGAGGGACCGGCCGGGTGGGGTACCCGGCCGGTGGGTTTTACCAGGTGACCGCGGTGCGCACGATCACGGTGCCGGCGCGGCGCATCGCCCACGAGACATCCATGATCATGCGAAGCGCCAGACTGTCGGTCTGGAACATGGAGCGGACCGAACCGCCCGTCGGGACGGCACCCGCCGAAGCGATCTGCGCGGGTGCGGTATCCTCCATGTGCAGGACCGTCTGGCTGCTGACGTCGAAGCGCGGGACATCGCCGGTTGCCGACATGAAGTCAGCGGCGTCGACGAGCACGAGGACGCCCACAGGGACGGTCGACGAGATGATCGCCGGGTAGCCCATGAAGTTGCCGTTCGCGAGTTCCGCCTTGAACGGGAACTGCCCCGTCCCGTCCTGAATCAGACCAGCGCTGATCGACTGCGCCGGGTTCATCAGCCAGACCGGATTGCGCAGGTTGCCCAACGTGTTCGTGGTCAGGTCGGAGAGCATGCCCTTCACGTCGGCGACCAGCGCCGCCATGTTGCCGCCAGCCGTTCCCGCAGCGGTCGTTGCACCGTTGCGAATGCCGCCTGGACGCACCGTGGTCGCCGGGTTGGCGTCGAGCAGCACGACGTCGAGCGCGATCGAGGTGTCTTCTTGGATCGCGTCGCGCAGGATCTGCTCGATCTGGGGCGTCGAGTGCTCCGTGATCTCGCGGGTCATGGTGGTGATCACTGCCATCTTCTTCGGCGTGATCGTGGTGCTGACGAAGCCGGCCTGACGGACCGGGATCGGAGCGCCTTCACCAACGAAAGAGCCTGCGATCGTGGGCGTAGCCGACCGCGACGGAAGGCTTACCTTCCCGGCGCGTCCGAAGCCGAACCGCCCGCCGATCGCCGACAACCGCGGGTAAACCGACGTAGGGAGCAGGAGGTCGAAGAACTCGCCGATCGCGGTCTCGACGAGCGCGCCCGCCCAAGCCGGCGTGACGGTGTCGGCCGGCACGGTGGTCGATCGCATCAGCACGTCCATCACCGCCTTGGTGGCGACGTCGTCGCCGTAGCGCGACTTCATCATGTCGACGGCGGTGCCGCCGAGCGCGTGCGTGAGCAGGCCGACGGTCATCGCACGGAAGATGTGGTCGACAGGCGCGATCTTCTTTGCCGGGACGGCAAAGGGGCGGCGATGATCGACGCTCCGCTGTTCGATCGTCACGGTCCCCGCGGGCGGGGTGACGATGGTGAGCGCATTGCCATTGCCGCCAGCGAGTGCTGCTTCTGCGCGCTTGAGCGAGACGAGCGATGCGTCCTTGGTCTCGATCTCCGTCGTGAGCGCGTCGATGTCGCCGCCGGTTTCGACTGCAGTCTCGAGGTTGGTGCGCGCCTGAGTCAGTTCGTTCTGCGCGGACTCGATGCGCTGGGAAAGGGTCGTCATGTTGGTGTTCCTCGAAAGGGTCAGGTTCAAGGCGGGCTCGCCGGTTACGCCGCGCGTCACGCTGCTGATCTCGTCGGCAGACTCGCCAAAGATCAGCTGCTTTGCTTCGCGCGAAAGGTTGAGTTGCGCTGCCTTCTGGAGCGCGTTCGGGTTGGCTGGGATGCTCACAAGGGAGCATTCGACCAGCTCGCTTTTCGTGTAGCGAATGCCGCCACCCGGGATCGGGTCGGCCTTCAGGCCGCGGAAGCCGACCGATACGGCGCGCATCATGCCAGCCTCGACGAAGGCTCGCATCTTGTCGGTCGTCGGGCACGCGCCGACCGGCCCAAACTTCAGGTCGCCGACCAGCGCGCCGGCCTCGACGCGCACGTTTTCCCATTCGCCGATCGGCATGTCCGAGTTGTGATTGAACAGCGCCTTGGGGTTCTGGCGAAACGCCTCCAGAACCCAGCCTTTCGGTTCGACGATGTCGCCGTAGCGATCGACCGTGGCATCGCTCATGACGAAGGTTAGGGGGTTTGCGCCTGCCGCACGCGCGGAGGCCTTATGCATTACGTCCATAAGATACTCCGGATCAGGCGATCATTGACGAGATGTCGAAGGACGCAGCCGCTTCAGGGTTACGAGCCATGAGCATGACCGCGTTGAACAGCGCGATGAGAGGATCGATCTTGGCCTTGCCCGCGATCTGCTTGGTGATGATGACCGCGTTGCCGCGCTGCTCGGCCTTTGCGTTGCCCACGCACCAGGTCATCAACGATTGCTCGGCGTGAATCATGGTGCCGTCTTTCAGCTTTCGCTCAGCACCCCAAACCGCGCCCGAAAGCCGGAAGCCCTGGCTGATCGCCAGCATTTGCTTCTCGGTGAAGCCGCGTCCGGAGAGCTCATCGACAATCGCCGCGATCCCGGCAGGGTCCAGGCCAATGGCATATTCCTCGGGGAACAGCCCGGCATCCTTAACCCGTTCCAGTATGTCGGCGAGTTCGATCAGATCCTGCGTCGGGTTGTCGCACTTGGTGAGCGTGCCCTCGGCAACGAAGCCGTCGAGCGCGCTCACGATATCCTTGCGGCGCTCCCAAACGTCCAGCTGTCCCCACGCATGCGACCATGTCAGCCACTGCTTCGTGACCCTGTGCCGGCCGATTAGGGTCAGCCCGAGCAGATCGTCGAGCCCGCCGCCATCGATGCCGCCGACTGCGACCTCGACGATCACAAGGAAGTGATCGAGCGTGCCGTCCCAGACCAACGGCGACGCGGTAGCCTTCAACCAGTAGAGCGCGCCGGCCCATGCATCGTGCAGCAGGCCGACGCCCATCTCAACATTGAGGTGCTTCGCGTAGAAAACCTGCCGTTCCGACATTTCGGCGCGCTGCGCTTCTTCGAACTTGTTCTGCAGCCACGGCTGGCTGACGGACCGGCCAAGGTTCGGGTTGGTGATGTAGAAATTCGCCGGGTCGATATGCTCTTCCGCCGCGATCATCTCGGGCGGAAACTCGTAAAGCACTGGCAGCTTGGTCGGCGCGTTGACCGTGCCGTCTCGAATGCCGCGGTATTCCTTGAGCTCGCTCTTGAACACGCCCTGAGGTGGCTGGTCAGACTGCGTGGTCAGGAACAGCGTGTAGCCTTCCGGCCGTGACGCCTGCCCGCCGGTCGCTTCCTGGAACATTGAGTCTGCCGTTGCGACTTTACCAAAGAGCCAGAGCTCGTCGATAAGTACGCGGCTGGCTTTCTTGCCCGACACGGTAGCGCTGTCCGCAGCGACCACCTTCATGGTCGCCTTCGTCGACCGCTGCGTGATCAGTTTGATGTGATCCTGAATGTGCAGGAGGTCGTTTAGCTCTTCGTCGGCGCGGATCATTGCTGCCGCCGGCTTGAAGCTGTTGTCGGCGACCTCCTTCGTCGGCGCGAGGATCAGGTTCTCGTCTTCGTGCCGCCAGCCGAGCGCTAGCTCGGTGACCATGATGCCCGCGGCAATCGTCGACTTCGTGTTCTTCTTGCTGACGAGCAGCAGGAACTCTTTGATCATCTGCTCGCCGAGGTCGGGATCGTACGCGCCGAACACCGTCGCGACGAAATCGAGCAGCCATTTGTCACAGGACTCGCCGATCGTCGGCTGGCCGGTGACGTCCATCAGCCGCAGTGACGTGAACAGCGCCATCTTGGCTTCTGCCACCTCGGGGAACAGCGGGTCGAATGGGATCAGCGAGCGGCGCCCCCGAATGCGCTCCTTCCAGTCGGGGCAGGATGTTGACCAGGTCGGCAAGCTACTTGACCGCCTTCAACGTCGGTGGCCCGACACCGCGGAAGCGGTTGGCGATCTGGTCAGCCTTCTCCTGCTGGGCAGCTTTCTTGCCCTGCGGCGCGGAGGCTTCGTTGATCGTCTTGAACGCGGTCGCGAGTTCCTTCAGCGTTTTCGCGCGACCGGTCAGACTGATGGCCGCCATCATGCCGTCACGTCGCGCCGCTCCACGATCGTCCGCCGTGATCTCTTCGATCATCTCTTCAAGCTCGCCGAGATGCGTCGTGGTGGCGTCAAGCTCGTCGAGCATCCGCGCGACGAGGCCACGCCCACGCTCGGCGATCACTGAGGCTTCAGGTGCGGGTTCGTGCGGCGCGCGCGGTTCGCGGGGCGAAAGTTCGCAAGTTCGCGCAGTTTTCGCCCTGCTAACCGCGCGAACCCAGCCTTCGGCCTTGGCGCGCTTGCGAATAGCCGTGTCCGAAATCTCGTGCCGATCAGCAATTTCGCGGATCGATACTTCACCGGATAAGTATTCGAGCTCGATCCGGTCCCAGTCCGAAGAAGTTTTGCGGGTCGCCATCAGGGTCGCCCTCCGGCGGAAGTTCGCAGCCCGAATGCTGAGAGGAAAATTATCCGCGCGTGCGACGGATGCGGTATAGGGCAGCAGGGGATGGGTGGTTTTCGGTCCACCCCCCCTGGGTCAGATGCCGTAGCGCGCCTCAACCTTCGCCTTCGGGCCGTCGTGGCAGGGCTTGCAGAGCGTCTGAAGGTTGGCCTTGTCCCAGAAGCTACCTACGTCACCGCGATGTGGCTCGCGGTGGTCAGCTACTAGCTGTGACGTGTCGGACTCGACGCGACCGCACCCAGGCCACTGGCAGGTGAACAAGTCACGAGTAAGAACTTCCCAGCGAAGGCGCCGCCAGGCTGAGGTGTTGTACCATGCGCGCCACGGTGCAGCCTCGCGCCTTCCCTGATCCCCGCTTTGGAACGTCGTTAAGCGAGAGGGTAGCGTGCCAAGGCGGTTAGGAAGAGATCGGAGCTTACCCATCAGCGTTCCCGTCCGTTGCGCGCAGGTCAATCGCTGCCTTCTGAGCCTGCCCGGTCAGCCAAGTGCATCAAGATGTACGAAGGCCTACAGGTTGGTTCAGCAAAAGGCTTGTTTCGCCGTCGTAGTTGCGTCTTCGCCCGATCACCGGGCCGGAGTTGGTACGATGAAGCTCACAGGTTTAGCCGCCCTGGCAATGATGGCCGCTAGTGTTACCGTCCCGTCGGTTGCGGATGCGCAACGCCACTATGATCGGTCCGGTGAATACAACCAGCGCGATCGCGGCGCCTACCGCAATGCGCACGGTCAGAGCGGCCGGTATGGCAACCACAACACCCGCGTACGGCGTAACCTGCCGCAAAGCGCGTATCCCTGGCATTGCAATGACTACAAGCTGCGCCACCACATCCGTTGCCACGACTGATGTGCCGCTTAACCGCCATACTGGCGGACGTATAAAAGTCTGATCCGATAGCCCGTCACGCCGCAGCTGCGGTGTAGACGGGCGGTAGGGTCACCTCCCTCGCACGGCAGCCCGAAGGTCAATCGCTGCCTGCTCAGCCTGCTCGATCAGGCGCTCGCTGTGCCCCTGATTACGTGACCCTGAGGCCATGTCCTCGGCAATACGCAAAACGCGCATGCCAATCGCCTCGACGTGGTCAGCGGTGGTGAGCCTCGATTGCGGCGCTGCCATGTTAACCTCCGTTGCAAAGATTGCAGCGATTGGAACCAAAGTGGCCCGTATTTCGGGCATTCCACCGAACAAGATTAGTATTCGCGAAGGTCTCCACCATTGTTGCAGTGCAGCAGGGGGAGTCGGTTATGATCGCTATGCTACTCATCGCAGCGAAGTACGTGTGGGGCACGTCCGCGGTTGCCTCGGTTGGGATCGGAGCCGCAAGCATGTGCTCACGTCGTATCAAGGCATCGATCTTCGGTGAGCCAACAATCGAGAATACGCGCCGATATTCAGCGAACGACCAATGAACGCTTCCATACCGTAGGACAATCGCTCGGAGCGCTACTCCTGCTTAGGGGATGACGGTGGCATGCCACTGCGATCATCGCGGTCCGCTTATGCGGCAATAGGCGTATCTTGTACCGTATCCGTTCCAAGCAGCCAAGACCCAATCTTCATATTGATGCCGGCGAACGCAACCAGCACGAACTTGCCGTCGCCGTCCTTTACAACCTCGCCTGACAAACCGGCGCCGGGGCCCTCCGTAACCGTGACGGGCTGACCGATCGTGAACGCCTTCCGCTGACCCATGCGAGCAGCGCGCTGGCCGCGCTCCTCGACGCGCCTTGCTTCAGCGATCTCTGCGTCGGCGATCGTCGGGATCGCGCCGAGGTAGCGGAAGACTGAGAAACTCGGATGTTCCGAGAACGGCTGTGCGGCGATCTGCGCAAGCTCATTCCGGCGGTCGGCACGGGCGAAGACAAACGTCGGCATGATCGGAGCTGCGTACTCAACGCGACCCCGGGCAGGGCCATGGCGCCGGGTCAGCGTTTGCACCGGACTCCATACGTCGAAGCCGGCCGCCTGAAGCGAGGCGACCAGCGGCAGCGTACGAGACGCTCCGGTTCGAAGAATGCACCAGTCATTTCCCCGGCTCATGAGTTCAGTCCTGCCTTTGTTCGAGAATGTCGCGGGGGCGCACCGCTCGCCTGCCGATTTCCGGCTCGTCGTGCGTTGACGGGTTCCAAACCACGGAGATCATCATGACCGACAAGAACGTGCCCGAGCCCGTCGACAACGTCAGCATCAAGTCGGGCGATGCCGATCGAACCGCTGACGGCTTCGGCAAAGGCAAGGGCTACTCCGGCGACGAATACGACAGCGCGGACCATGCGGCGGAACGCCACCTGCAGAACCGTGATGGTGCTCACAACGCAGGAGCCGACGAGCCTGCCGACGGTCGCGACATCCCGCCGGAAGCTGGCAAGCGCGCCTACATCGACAACAAAACCGGTGAAGTGCACGGTAGCGGATCGGGGGCCGGTGGTGGCAACCCCGGCGAGGATATCGATCTCGACACGTCGCGGAGCGGTCCAGAGGACTGATCTTCCAGTCTTTAAGTAATTGTAAGGATTGAAAAAGTAGATCGAAATTAAGTCAAAAGAGCGATTTCGATCACGAATTTGGGGGAGCAGCGCATGCCAACGGACAGCAACAGCTCGAACAGCGGCGAGCATCCGATCAACCGCTCTCCCTCCGACCAAGCTGATTATCTGAAAATGCTGGGACGCTGGGCCCGAGGAGATATCCCGGAGTCCGGCCCCAGCGGGCACGGCGAACGCCGAACCTCCGGCGACAACCCCTGAACACGATTTAGCGGCCAAGGTCACGCGTGCTCCTCCAGCTTGCGCTGGTCGGCTGGCGGACCCGGTATGGCCATTCGACGGTAGCGTTCTGCGGTTGACCGACTGGCCTCCCGGGCCTCGTCCTGCGCCGCAACCTTCATTCGCAACCGTGCCTCGATCCACGAGACGGGCTCAGCGCGCCCGGCAGCGCTGAGCAACGCTGCGTTCGTCGCCTCCTCGCCGTGAGTGTTGAACCACTTGGCGATTAGGGCTCTAGCCGACTTGGCCGACAGACCCGCTACGCCCAGCAGTGCGACACCAGCGTCGAACAAAGCTTTTTTCGGATCGATCGGCGACGCGACAGCGTCAGTAGATTTATCTACTGAACTATCTCCTCCCTCCTTCCTCTGGCGAGACTTTTCCCCACTGGTGGGTAACTGGTTCCCCACCGCTTCCCCACTGGCACCCCCTTTACGGGCCTTCGGTTCCCCACTGGCTTTGGTTGAAGGGGGGGTAAGTTCCCCACTGGGCTTAGTTGAAGCGGTGTCCAGTTCACCACCGTCGCGTGTTGAACGGGCCTTGATGTTCACCCAGTTCCGAACCGCTTCCGTCTGCGGATATGTCGAAGTAGGCTTCTTGGGGCGCTGGTACTGGCAGAAGTTGCGCACCGCGCCGTAGCGCTTGCCGCTAGCCTCGTACGACATGATGCAGCGCGCCTCGGCCAGTTCATCCAGCAGCGCGACAGCATCGACGCTGTCCGCCGGCAGCAGCCGCATCTTCAGCTTAATCGGCGACCACTCGAATGAGCCCATGTCGTCGCATTCGTTCCAGATGCCGAGGAACATGAGCCGCGCGAAGGGCGACAGCGAGACATAGGTCTCGTCGGTCCAGAGGCCGGGATGGATCGATCTAATACGCGCCATTATGCACCTTCCCTCGAACTGTAGAAATCGCTGCCTCGGACGGCTGAGTTTGCGCCGAAGAACCAGCCGAGAGCCTTCCCCGACGGGCCGCTGCGGCGCTTGGGGACGAGGAACTCGACCTTGTTGCGCACGGCTTCCATGTCGGTCCGCCACGCCTCGTACTTGGCGCCGAACTGGTCGTCCGGCTCCTGCTTCTTCAGGTATTCCTCCTCGCGGTAGACGAAGAGGATCACGTCAGCGTCCTGCTCGATCTGTCCGCTGTCGCGGAGGTCGGACGGCATTGGGCGCTTGTCCGGACGCTTCTCGACGTCGCGGCTGAGCTGCGCCACCGCCATCACCACAAGACCCTCGGACTTGGCGAACTGCTTGAGCCCGACGCTGACCTCGCTGGCATGCTCGTACGGCGACATGCCCTTGCGGCTGTGCGCCATCAGTTGAAGGTAATCGACGACGACCAACTCGAGCTTCTCGCTTTGGGCGGCGAGGCGGCGCTTGTGGCTGCGCGCCTGGCGGATCAGCTTGGCGAGCGTCAGGCCCGAGGTTTCGTTGATCTCGATCGGCAGTTCGTCGAACCGTTCTTTGGCTGCGATGACGGCGCCTATTTCATGCGAGCGAACCGTCCCATCGCGAACGTGTTCGTACGGTACGCCGCCGCGTGGCGAGAACGTCATGTCAGCGAGCATGCGGCGGGTGAGCTCGTCGGCGCTCATCTCGAGCGAGAAAATAAGGACCCCGTGTCCCATGCCAGCCGCACCGATTGAGTATGATGTGACCAGAGAGGTCTTGCCCATACCGGGACGGCCACCGACGACGACTAGGTTCGACGGGCGCAACACGCCGATGGCGTTGTCGAGCGAGTTGATGGTCCCGCAGCGGACGCCAATGATCGGTTTGCCGAAGCTGTTAATGACCGCGTCGGCATACTGACCAACGGATCCCTGCGCGGTGACGACCTGCTCCGCCAACTCGGCGACTGCTTCATCTGCGTTCGCAACCAGTTCCTCTCGCGTCACTGACAGGTCGCGCGCTGAGGCGACAACATCTTTCAGGCCTGCAACCATCCGCCGGCGGCTCGACAGCATAGTGATCTGGTCGAAGTACGCCCTGGTCCGTGCCTTGGGCCCTGCGTTGAGGTTGGCTGCGGCCAGCACCGAATATGCGCGCGGCCATTCCTCATCCTCAGCGAAGTGAGGCGCCAGCGTCACCACGTCGACCGCGCCCGACGCGGACTGCTCAATCATCTTGCCGTAGATGCGACCGTACAGCGAGACCGAGAAGTCGGCCGGGCGGCAGCGATCGGCGACCTCATCGATCAGCCGGTTGTTCGCCAGCAGGTCACCGAGAAAGCCGATCTCTGCCTCGACGTTGTGAAGTGGGCTGGCGGTCTCGGCAGTCGCGAACTGCTCTTCGAACGCGCCGCTCATGCCCGGATACCCCGGAGTTGATCGTTCCAATCCTTGAAGCCGTCGGCAGGCCACATGATCCGCGTCGAGTAACCTTGCTCGATCAGCTCTTCCTCGACCTTCTCGACCGCGGCGCGACCGGCAGCATCGTTCTGGCCGGCGATCACGATCGAGACGATCCGACGGGGGTATTCGATGTACGGCATCATCGCGGTGCCAAGCGTGACCCAGACTTCGGCACCCAGTTCCTGCGCTAGGCTCAGCCCGTCCTCAGGCCCCTCCGTCACGATCAGTTCGTCACCGACACTGTAAGCGTCAGAGTTGAACCGGAGCGCGCCGCCCTTGATCCGACCAAGGCTCCGCTTGGGCTTCTCCATGCGCGCCTTATGTTTGCCACCGTCGGCGAGAAAGATCCGCTGCAGGCCAATAAGCTGATCGTCACCATCGACCACCGCACCGACAAGGGCGGGCAGGTCGGGACCACACTGACCCGTATCATCGTCGTACCAGGCGGGCGTCTTCGAGAACCGGATCGTATGAGGAGCCGGCATGATGATGCCGCGGCTGCGCAGATAGACCTCAGCAGGCGTGCCGGGGGCGGGGATCGCTTTGTCCCAGACTGACTGCGCGCGATCGATGGCACGTTGCCGATCATCTTCGTCCTCGGCTGCCGCCCTAGCGCGCTGCGCCGGATCCACACCGGGCAGGCTGGCGGCACCCAGCCACTTCATCGCTTCGAGAAAGCCGATGTTCTCGGTCGTCATCACGTACTTGACGATGTCGCCGAACGCACCGCAGCCGAAGCAGTGATACGTGCCCTTGGCATCGTTCAACTGCATCGATGGCGTGCGCTCGTGATGGAAGGCGCACAGGGCACGCTTCTCGTTCTTGCCAGCGCGGACGACCTTGCGGGTGCGGGCGACGACGTCGCTGATGTTGTAGCGCTGCTTGGCCTCGTCCACCGCTTGGCGAAAGGCGGCATCGCGTTCTGCCCGAGCCGTATTGCGGCTCACTTCGCGCCGCCTTTGGAAGCTGCGATCATCTCGAGCCACTGGCAGGTGATCGCGTGTGCACGGCGAATCAGGGCCTCATGCGGTGCCACTTCTTCGACTGTCGTTTCACCGTCCAGTTCGGCGCGAATGATCGACGGCAGCAACGTAGCGAGGGTAACTGACGCAGGGTCGTCGCCCGAGCATACCGAACCGGCATCCGCCCAGCGACCGCCGACTAGCGCCAGCAGCGGGTCCGCGAACCTGCCGCCCCACTCATGGCAACCAGCGAGGAATGTCGGCAGATCGATCGGCGATGCGGTGTTGGCATACGCCGCCGCCCGATCTTCCGACTTGCCCAGCACGCGACCCATGTCGCCCCAGGTTGCGCCGTCGTCCGTCTTGATCGAAGTGATTACGACGTTCTGCGTATCGACCGCGGCTGACGCGGAGAACGTACGACGGCGTCCGTGGATGTACGGTGCGTTCATGCGGCAATTGCCTCTGCATGGCGAAGGACAAGAAAGCGCGTGCCGAGACTCATGTCACCGTAATGGCGCTGGCAAACATGCTGGCGGCGATAGTCGATGCGATGCGGGACGTTGGCGTACCGAACGACATTATTCATGATTTCTTGGATCGCCTCACCGCACTCAACTCCGTCAGTCTGTCCGGGATGCCCGCGGCCATTATGGGCGATTTTGTCGATGTTATTCGGGGGACGGTGGCAGACAATGACTGAGGGTGGGATCACCGCAGGCATCTTGGGGAGCGCGATGACCGGGGCATCCGTCGCGCCAGGCGCGGCGCGCATAGCGGCTGAACCGGGAGAGATTGGCAAGCCACGCCGATGTTGGAAGCATTCTTCCTGCACGATTCTGCGCAGCCGGGTTCTCTGTTCGGTGGGGAAGGGCAAGAGAGCGCCGCCCTCCGAAGGGGGTGCCCCATCGCTCGGCGGCGCGATAGCCGTTCCCCGAGTGATAAACCCCATCATCTTAACTTCGTGGGGGAGTTCGTGGTCACCTCCGAGAAGGCTCGCTCGAGCGAACTGCGAAGAAAAAAAAGGCTTCTACCTTTCCGAATTACCGGCAATCGCTCGGTCTCTACAAGGTGATAGATCGCTCTCTCGGTCAGCCCAGTGAAGGTAGCAGCCGCCTTAGCCCCCACAAGTAGATCGGACGATAACATATGCGCTCCTGCAGAATAAGACTGTTCTTCTCCTTTATATGGTTTCCGTTGACTCCGTGCAAGGGGGAAGATCAAAGGCCTTCTTTTAACGGAGGGTACGCGTGCGGCTGACATATCGCGGTCTCGAAGACCTGCTAGCTGAGATGCACGACGTGGCGCCTCAAAATCGAGTTGCATTGCAAGGTCGCATCAAACATTTTCAGCGCAATGGCTGGCCTGGGGGAACCAACACGGGGAAAGGTAAGGCCGCATCCTATGACTTTGGCGCGGTACTGAAGCTTTGCCTAGGGTTTGAGCTTCTCCAAATCGGAGTAACGCCAGAGCGAGCAGCGAAGCTTCTCAAGAAAAATTGGTATAATATTAGAACCGCTACATCACTCGCGATTAATGCTCACCCTGAGCTTACTACCCTGGTAAAAGATGATAACGGTGGATTCGATGTATTTTTATTTTGCGATCCAAAATCGTTGTCGAGTCTAACTGACGCGGAAGAAGATCCTACTGATGACACATTCTTCTACACTTCTGCGCCGGAGATGGCACGCCAACTTACCGACAGTAAGCGACTGGAGTGGCGGCGTTTGGCACTTATAAACCTTACCATCGTTCTTGATAGCATCGCTCACTATTCGGGTGACTTCGCCGGTCTTAGAACGGCGTATTTAGATTGGGACGACGCGGAACGCGCTGCAGACGATGAGGAATACAAGGCGGAATTTGGAGTATACCCCCGAGACCACGGTCCACGAGTCGACATTGAAGCAGCCATCAGGCGTAGAGAACATGATTGATCTTTTCCCTTGCGCGGAGTTGACGGAATAGGTAGAACAAGGTTGTTCTTAGTCTACCGAGGTGGTTATGGCAACGCATTCGCTTTATCAGTCGTACAACCCGCCTGCACCTGTCATGGGCAAGCCTACTGTCCGGATAGCTTTCATCGCCGGCGATGCTGCGATCGCAGTGGATACCGCCTTGGCGAAACTGCCGGCCGAAGTCCCCGAAGCAACGCTGGACGAGCTCTCGATCGGAGAATGGGCATCCTCGACGATCGCCGAGGCGAAGCCCGTCCTGTCGCCAGGCATGTACACGGCGTTCCTCAAATGGGGCCGGGCCGCCGTCGCGTTCGAGACGGACCGCGACGATGGATTGAGTGACGGTCTCTGCGCGGCGTTGATGGAGGCGCTTGGCAATCTGTCGGCCGTGCCTGCTCACGGCTTGCAGGACATCCTCTTCAAAGCTTGGCTACTCAATCTCGAGATTTCCGACAGCCATTCCTTCGGGCCACTGCGCTTTCGACCCGAAGACTCGTCGTATGCCCTTAATCGCGTCGCCACCGGCCTGGGTAGTGACCTGACAGTGCTATCTCCACTGATCGCGGCCATCGAGCGCCTCTCGCGCCGGGCATCATCCTACTCACCGCCTGGGCTGGGCTTTCCGTTCGCGCGGCCGGTCGGCGCTATGATCGTCGGTGCGTTTTCGGCCGCCGCCCAACGTGAGAATGTCGACGTCGAACAGGGGACGTCATGGGATGCCGCCATGGGCGCGTATATAGCAGCTGATCACCTGTGCAATGTCATGCTGCCGGACGATCCCCAAGCGGACGAGAAGGTCGACGCGTGTTGTGAGGCGATGGACTATCTAATTGAGAAAGTTCGTGCCCCCAATCTGGCGGCACTGAGCCTCAAACTGGACTTTGCGGCTGGCCGAGCAGAGTGCTTCGAAGACGTGCTTTTCGGCGATCACGCCCGCGGCATCGTGGCCGATATCAGGCACCTCGCAAATGCCCCCACCCCCGCCGATCCCCATGCCTCGTGGCTGGCAGACCGGAACCTCGCCCTGCTCAAGGTCAATCGTGCGACCGAGGCCCAGTTGAGTGAGGAACTGGCTAGCGAGCAGTGCTCTATTGCAACCGCACTAGAGGGCGACATTGCCGCCACGCCGGCGGGATCGGCCTCTGGAGTGATCGCCAAGCTCGCGCTTATCGTCCAGACCGCTCTCGAAGGTAGCTCACCAGATCCCGACTGGTGCGCGTCCGCGCTGATCGATGCTCGCCGTGTTGTTGGCATTGGTTCGCTCAATGCCGCGGCGGACGCACGTCATCGCGAGATGGCGGCATGACTTGCGAGCGGACCTGCGCCAGCTGCGCCTGGTGGTCGAACGAGCAACCGCCGCTTGCCACCGGCTTCCGCCGCGCGGCAGGTGCCGATCCCGAGATCGGCACCTGCACGATCGCCCCGCCCATCGTGGTTCGGCAGGCGGGGATACAGGGGAGCTATTTCCCTGAGACTTTGGCTTCTCGCGGCTGCGGGCGGTGGGCGGGCCCGCGTGGTGGGCCAGATGGTGGGGAGCGAGTAGGGCAGGGCGGCGAGATCGACGCCAACGTTATGCCATTCCGACGGATCGCCGCATGATACCGCAGCGATTGCAACGTCAGGCTGCGGTCGATCAACGCCGTTATCAGCCGGATTTGTCGTCCCGAGTTCGTGGACGTTTGAGATCGGCAATCAGTGCAAGGAGGGCATGCCCATCAAACGTGTGCGGTCTTACTTTGCGATCGGGCAAGGATACCGAGAAACCGCGCCGGGCTTCCACCGGTGTTCCAGCGACCTTCTCGATCACCCGATATAGCGGTCCTTCAAAAAGGATCTCACGGTCAGCCTCGGCCTCGTTCGTTCGACCCTTGATCCGAATGAGCGTCGCCAGTTCATTCCATGGAATGCCCACCGTGTTCCCCCTTCATTCCGTTCTGCTGCTTCCTTTACCGGCGCACTCAAGAATTGGAATTGATTTGCCGCAAGACGGAGGCGGAGCGGTTGTCACACGGTGGAATTGTACTGTTGCAAGGGACGGTCACGCTCTGCGGCCTTTAGACCAGCAGAGCATGCCAATCACTGGTAGTTCAGTCGGTTTCGCTCGTGCCGCTACCGTCGTCGGTCGACTTCCATTTACCCTCGGCGACCGTGTCGTCGTCGCCTCCGATCGCCTGCTCGTACGCAGCGCTTTCGTCCGCGATGCCAGCTTCCGCACTCTTCCGGGCCGTATCCTTGAAGTCAGCTTTGCTCGGGTCGGTCTGCTTGCCGTCGGTCATGGTCTGCTCCTTTACAGTTGGGTTTTGGTTAGCCGGCTATTCGGCTTCGTCGTCGGTATCCATGTCGTCGCGGCCCGCCTTGGCCAGATCCTCGACCTTGTGATCATCGCCGGACTCTCCGGTTTGATCGCCGGTGGTCGTGCCAGTCGGGTTCTGCTTCTTGATATCCTCGGCGGGGCTCGCGCCTTCGTCGGAGTTGGGTTCGCTGTCGCTCATGGTCCGCTCCTGTGCTGGAACGGTAACAACGCGCGAACGGCGCGGGCAGGGGCCGATCGAACGTCCTATCCCACGTTAACATCCGGGAGCCTCCGCTGATGGGCCTTGCATTGGAACGACTGCCCGACTGGCCGGTTGCGATGACTCGGGAGATGGCGCTCGCCTACACCGGCGTAGCTGATGCCCAGCTGCGCGAATGGGAGCGTCGCGGCACCGTTCGTTTCTGTATGCGCGGACCTCGTGGCGCGGCGATCGCAGCCCGTTCGTCGCTCGACGCTGCCGTGCAGAGCTTGTTCGCCGGCGCGGCCGACGATGGCGCGATCGAGTTCGACTGATGGCGATCGCGCGACTGCCGGCATACGTACGGCCGATGAAGCTCGCTGGCGACAAGACCGGCTACTATTTCGAGCTCCCGGCCTGGGCGCGGCCGACGAAAGATCCAAAGACCGGCAAGCTGGCACCTGCCGTGCGTCATGGCCAAGCATGCCCGGTGATCTCGACAGCGCTCGGCACTGACCTAGCGCAGGTTCATGCGAAGGGCGCAGCTCTGAACGCGGCACTGCGCGAATGGCGGACCGGCGAGATGGGGCAGGGGCGTATCGCCGAGGGTAGCGTCGCCTGGCTGTTCCAGTGGTACCGTGAGCAGGAGCGCTTCACCAAGAACAAGGCGAAGACGCGAAAGGACTACAAGGCGCTGATGGACATGCTGGTGGCGTTCGAACCGAAAGCCGGTCAGCCGCCGCTCGGTAAGCGCATGGCGTCAAAGGTCAACGCGACCGTCGCGGACAAGCTGTACCAGAAGCTCAAGGAGAAGGGCGATCGACAGGCGTCGTATGCCATGCAGGTCTGCCGGCTCGTTTGGACCTGGGCGGCTCGTCATCATCGGGTGACCGGCGTAAAGGAGAACCCGTTCAAAGGCATGGGGCTCTCCAGTACGGCCGCCAAGGGCAACCGCGAGACTAGCCGAGCCGAGTACAACCTCTACCGCGAAACCGCACGTAAGTTGGGCTTCCAGTCGATGGCGACCGCCGCCGCGTTATGCTTCGAATGCTGTCAGCGCGTATGGGATGCGTTCGGGTTCGAGGATCCGGACGGCAGGGAACACCGCGGCATCGAATGGGCAGGGTATCGACCGAGCCAGGAAATTAGCCTGGTTCAGTCAAAGACCGGCAACCCGGTGACCTTACCACTGTCGATCGTTGTGATCGGCGAGGACGGCAAACCGGAGACGGTGTCGCTCTATCCCGAACTGGAGGAAGAGCTGGCCAGATCGCGCGCGGTGGTTGCCGCCGACGCCGAGGTGATCGTGCTCGAGGAGCGCAGCGGGAAGAAGTATCGGGAGCGGCGCATGTCGTCGGTCCATCGCAAAATCTGCGTGGAGGCCGGTCTACCCAAGGATATGACTTTCACCGGGTTCCGGCACGGTGGGATCACCGAGATTGGTGACGCTGGTGAAGACGATGTGCGGGCCGTTTCCGGTCATAAGACGCTTGCGGTCACTCGCATATACAACAAGGCTAATGCCGACAAAGCGCGGAGGATAGCGACAGTTCGCCGGGCTCATGTGAGAGAGCTAGCCGACGTTTAAGCCGTTCTTGCCGTAACTTCACCACCCGAAGGCAGGCTATAAGCTAACTGACGTCGGTTCTCGTTAGGTAGCATCGATTTTCGCAATGACATGTTAGCCCGTTCGGGTGCATGCATGTACCGTGGCTGGGCTTAATCCCGAGATCCTGAAATGGGCGCGCGAGACTGCTGGTCTCGGCCTGGACGCCGCTGCCCGCAAGATCGCCCTAGGTCCTGCTCGCGGATTGACCGGAGCCGATCGGCTCGCCGAGTTTGAAGCAGGGGACGAGGTTCCTTCCCCAACACTGCTCAAGAGGATGGCGCAGCAATATCATCGGCCCCTGCTGACGTTCTACATGGCGGAGGTTCCTGCCCGAGTGAACGTCGGTCAGGACTTCCGGACGCTTCCTGACCGAAGCGATCCATCCAATGCGCTGCTTGAGACCCTTTTGCGCGATGTGAAGGCCCGGCAAGCGCTTGTTCGAGAAGCTCTTGAAGATGACGACGATGTTACGCCGGTTCAACTCGTTGGCGCAGAGGTCTCGACGCGTAACGCAGGGCGCCTATCTGACGCTCTCATAGACGCGATCGGGTTTGATCGCGAAGCTTATCGTGCTCGTAGCTCGGCGGAAGAAGCTTTTAGCTATCTGAGGGCTTTAGTCGAAGCGCGCGGAGTGTTCGTACTTTTGGCAGGCGACTGTGGGCATTGGTCCACGGCGATCGATGTGAGCGTGTTTCGCGGCTTTGCGATTGCTGATGCTTTGGCGCCGTTTGTTGTCGTTAATGATCAAGACGCAAAGTCTGCCTGGTCGTTTACGTTGCTCCATGAGTTAGCCCATCTTTTGCTCGGCGAAAGCGGTGTGAGCGGCGGACCGCCGCAAGGCGCTGTGGAGCAGCTGTGTAACGACACTGCCGCGGCAACACTGATCTCTATCTCCGAAATCAGGGATCTCCCCTTGGAGGGTGGGGTGGCCGACTTACGGCACATTAACGCCCTTGCCGACCGAGCAAAGGTTAGCCGTGCGATGATAGCGTACCAACTGTACCGCGCCGGTCGGATAACTCTGGTCGTATGGGAAGGCCTCAGGGACGCCTTTCAAGCGGAGTGGTTGGCCAAGAAGGATCGGGACAAGGAACGGAACCGTACCACTGACGGCGGCCCAAGTTGGTACATCGTTCGACGTCATCGTTTAGGCGCCGCGCTCCTCGCAGTCGCTCGCCAAGGAATGGCAGACGGCTCCCTGACGCCGACTCGTGCCGCCAAGATGTTGGGGGTCAATCCAATGAACGTCTATCCGTTGCTCGCCGAGACTAGGCGAGTTGCCGCCTGATGCTCTACCTGCTGGACGCCAACGCGCTAATATCCGCTCACCGGACTTGGTACGGTATGAAACGGGTGCCGGAGTTCTGGAGTTGGCTTCGCTATCACGGCGGTTTGAACGCGCTCAAGATGCCGGCTGAAATCTACGCTGAAGTAGAAACCGGCAAGGATGAGCTAGCGACTTGGATGAAGGACGCAAGCTCCAGAAAAGCTTTACTGCTAAACGAAACGAGCGATCCTCAGAAGGTGCAGGCTGTCCTCGCTCGCTACGGGAGCCTGCTCAACGAGTCCGACCTGATCACGATCGGGCAGGACCCATTCCTCATTGCCGCCGCTCTCGGCCATACAGTTCGCTGCGTTGTGACCGCGGAAGTTTCTAAGGCGAAGCGTACCGGGCCGCGTAGGCATGTTCCGGACGTTTGTGACGATTGCAACGTGCAATGGATGCACCCGGTCACGTTCATTCAAACGTTGGACTTCTCGACCGGCTGGGACGACCTGGACAAGCTTCTGGGCTAG